CCATCTTTTGTAAACCTAAAGGAAAAGGGGTTTAAGGGGGAAACTTATAGTTTCTCCCTTGTACTATTGACACTTGAATTCCATATTGAAAGAATGATAAACGAAAATGTACTTTCGTTTATCATCATAATAATAAATAAAATAATAAATAAAAAAAGAAAAATGCTGCCTCCTGAAATGGAGGCAGAATTTTTTATTTAATTTTTTAAAAAATATTAAAAAGATTTTATACTATAACAAATAGATATGAGGACTTCGTAACAGGAGAACGTTTAGTAAATTAGATGATATTACAATATAAATGAACTTATATCATTGATGATATTGAAAAACTAGTATCGGCGGAGATCTTTCCTTGCATCGCTAATTACAGATCTGAACATGCTAACTAACTTCGCAATTATTCATTCATTAATTATTTTTTTTGAAGTTAGTAGTTATTGTTTAATTAAGTTCAGTTTCGGGTCTGTGCTAGTGCTGCAAGGAGGACGTAGGCACCCCGGGGACTGGCAGTGAGCCACTTCCTATGTTGGGGGTAACTCGAACAACGACGCTAATGTCGGTGCTTTCTCTGTTCACCTGAACAACACCGTTTCGAATTCGAACTGGAACCTTGGCTCATCCATCTTTTATTCTGATCTGCCTAATAAGTAGATTTGCGAGATCCCCTCTTCTGTCCTTAAAAAGATGGATGAGGCGATAAAATGCACTACCAGTTCCGAAGCCCTTGCTTGAAATTAACTCGCTGAATGCACCTAGTAGACTGTTGACCTATGAGGTTCAATGGTGCTAAGAGAATAAAAGACATTTTTTGAATTTTTTTATTAATATATCATGAACTATATTAATATCAAAAAATATAAAAATTTAAAGGAGGAAATTAATTATGCATAGTTATGGTAATTTATGGAATGCAGTAATTGATTACAAAAACATTGAAAAAGCAATTCTTAAATCTTCGAGAGGTAAAAGACATGAATATGATGGTCTTTCATATTTAATGTACAATGATCCATGTTTATATTTTGATCCATTAGTTGAATATGCAGAGAATTATAAAAATGATAAACATCACCCTGTTGAGATATATGATGGTATGAGAAAAAAGAAACGTACTATTATTGTACCTTCATATCATGAGTTAGTTATCCAGCATATGGTAGTTCAAGTTTTACAGCCAATCTTTATGAAAGGTATGTATGAACATACGTATGGGCCAATTCCAAAACGGGGTGTACATAAGGCAGCTAAAGTCATTGCTAGATGGATTAAAGAAGATGGGAAAAATTGTAAATACTGTCTTCAAATGGATATTCAGAAATTCTTCGATTCAATCCCACATGATATAATCAAATCAAAATTAAATAAAATTATCCGAGATAAAAAGTTAAAGAAATTATTATTTAAAATCATAGATGTCACAGATATAGGTCTTCCATTAGGATTTTATACATCACAATGGTTATCAGCCTGGTTTTTACAGGATCTTGATCATTGGATCAAACAAACATTAGGTGCTAAACATTATTTACGATTTGCTGATGATATGGTAATCTTTGGATCTTCTAAACGTGAATTACATCAAATGCAAGAAGCCATTAATGCATATTTACATATTGAACTTGGATTAAAGATGAAAGATAATTGGCAAGTATTCAGATTTGAATATAAGAAGAAAGGAGAATACTATGGTAGACCATTAGACTTTATTGGATTTGAGTTTCATAGAGATAGAGTATTAATGAGAAAATCAATAATGTTTAAGATGACTAGAAAAGCATCTAAAATATATAAAAAGAAAGCAACTAAATCAACTACAATATATGATTGTAGACAGATAATGTCATATTTAGGATGGTTAAAAAGTACAGATACACACAAAGTTTATGTTAAATATGTAAAAGGGAAAATAAATTTCGGCACATATAGAAAGCGGATTTCTAAACATGACCGAAAATTAATTTATAAATTAAATAAAGAAATAGTAGGGGATTAAACTCCCCTACTATTATTTTTTATGAATTTAACCAATCACGTACTTCACGTTGAGTCTTAGATCTTATAAACTTATCTGATATTGGTTGGATATAAACATTCTGGTTTTCAGTAATTACTAATGAATTTCCAGTATTTGTTAATCCAACTACATCATCTAATGTTATATCAAAAGCTTCACAAATCAATCCCATTTCTTTAGAATCATTTGCTGCTGACATAGCCAAGTCTTTTAAATATACAACTTTAGCTCCAACATATGATGCTGCCTGGTCAGCTAATGACACAGATTCCATATGAGGTTGTTTAATCATTGCTTCTGCTTCTGGATGCGATGGGAATAATACCCAATCATATGTTACTAATTTATTTACATACACAATTAATTTACCCATTACATTACGTAATGCTCCTAATACACGAGCACTAAAGCATGGTATAATTTTACCATCTACAATCTTAATAGCCATATTCATGCCATTTTCATTAGATGAATCTGTTTGTATATGAGCTTTAAGCAAATTACCATCTAACTTAGGACTACGAATGTAATGAGATGTAAGTTTAAGATCAGGATTTGCAATTCTATTCATAGAAAGTTCTTCACCTTTAAAAATAGCTGCAGGATGATCAATTTCTCCTAACCATGAATTCTTTCTTAACATATCCTGAATATATGGATCAGTTTGTATTAAGTTCCATATATTATTCTTATCATATTCACGACCATTACGATTCTTAATACCGAATGATTGTAAAATTGCATCAAATTCTACATAAAACCTATTACCACGATCTACGACATTATATCCAAAATTTCCTCCATAGTCGTCTTCAAATGATGTTTGCTCCTGAATATAACAAAATGTATTCAGGTCTTCTATTGTAGTATTATTGAAAGTCAATTAACTCACCTCCTATTTAATCCATGACGTATATTACCATAGGTTCTATAGGTTTTTTACCATTCTTTTTATCATTATTCTTTAATTCAGTATCTAAGCCTTCAAGATCTTCAAATGATATTGGTGTTTTATTCTTAACGAGTTCTTTTAATTTTTTTCTGCTTTCATCTACACTTTCTCCAAAATATTTTTCAATATCATTAATTTTTATTTCTTTGACATTTCCAGATTTCATTTTCTCTTTAATGGCTGATTCAAGAGCATCTTTTAATTCTTTAGGAAGATCTTGACTAGGAATAGGAGTAGGTGCTTTTTTACTTTTTCCAAATGATTCTTCAATATCTTCAAAAATATCTTTAACAGATACTCCCTCTAATACATAATCATTATCAGTCTCTTTCATCTTAGGATCTTCTTTAGCAATCTCAGTTGCAGCTTCTTTTTCTTCTTCCATTAACTGAGCTCTAAGTTTAGCAGCTCTTTTCTTATAAGCTTCAACTTGTGCCTGTTGTTTCTTAATAATTTCAGCTTTCTTTTCAGGACTCATATCTCCCTTTTTATTCTGAAGCTGTTCAATGTTATTCTTGAGATACTCAACCTGAAGATCAAGTGCAGCAATCTTATCAGCTTTTCTCTTATATTTCATATACATAACTGATCTAATCAATGGAATAATACCAAATAATGATTTTTTAATTGCTTTAAGTCCAGTTATACCAGCTTTAACAATTCTACCAGCATTATTAAATATTGCTCCAATAAGACTAATAGTATCTGTTACAGCTGACTCAGTAAATACTGTACTTTCATTAACAGATTTATCTTCTTCTTTTTTTACTTCAATTTTGGTATCTACATTCTGAACTTCAATACCTTTAATCAAAGCTTCAAGATAATCTTTATGAGAAGGCTTCTTTACTTCATCTGCTAATTTACTAATCGTACTATTAATAGTACCATGAGTAGATGCAAATTTCTTTTTAATTTGAATTTTATACCCATTCTGAACAACATCCATATCATTAGCCATAACTTCAACTAATCCAGTTATAACCATATAAGCGATTGATTCATATTCAAGCATGATAAGACGAATTTGTTTTGTGTATCCTTCAGTATACAATGACTGATTTTTCTCCAAGCAATCAAGTAATGTACTAATATCAGCTAATACTTTAATTTTACCAAGATTTTTACTTGTAAAATCCAACGCATATTTGATATTCTCGTAAGATGGAAGATTCTTAATATTACCTTTACTTTCAGCAATTGCTTTTTCTTTATTAGCACTTTTAGCAGCTATACTTTCAATAGAAGTAATAAAGTTTTTAAGATAAGCCATTGATTTTGTATTATCCGACTCAATACTTTTAGATGCTTCTAAGTAAGGAGTAGCTATTTTATTTGATGTACCAGCTATAATAGTCATATAGTCAGTACAAATATCATACTGTCCCATTATATGTCCTCCTTAATGATTTACCATTCGTTTTAATTCACTCATGAATTGGCTGTTATCAGTCTTTGCAAGTTCTGCATCAATAGATGCTAATGATTGTACATCCCAACTGTTATCACTATCAGGGAATAATACTCTCATAGTACCAGCTGACTGATCAACAATAACAACTGCAATCAAAAATAGATTCTTTGCAAGTCGTTTAGTATTAGCAACAACACTAAGATCAATACCTGTCTGATTTGTTAACGCTGTAACATCAGACTGTGTAAGAACAAGTGTTGCATTTGGAATTGGAACTGCTCCCTGATCAAGCATAGCCATAAACTTCGTAGGTTGCTTTAATAAAGACCCATGTAGTTTATTATATTCAGCCAATCTTCTAAGAGTATTGATCCAACGTTTATTATAGTTAATACTCTTAGCAGCGTCATTCTTAATTGATTTTACATTAAATAAATAATCAACTAATGAAATCTCTCCAGTTTTATATCGTACTTTCTGAAGAGAGTGAATATTACCAGTAACAAGATCACGAAGATCATCTGCAAGATCCTGTGTTCTAATAAGATGTAATACACTCTTGATACCAAGAACATATTGAACATCTTTTACGGAACCATCTTTGCTTCTGATTCTAAAAGTAGCTTTAATAGTATAAGGAAGAAGTTTATTCATCTTCTTTATATCAGCATCTCTAAGTAACTCAGGAGCTCTAACTGCATCTGTTATATTAGTATTAGTAGTAGTTTTACTCTTTGCATTATCTACACGAACATATCTACCATTAGAATACTGATATCTTGCACCAAGTTTACCAGATTTAATCTTATCTTTCAATGTAACAACATCAGCATTAAGATTATCAAGAATTTCCTGCTTTTTCATTTTCTCATCTGGAGATGTATCTTTATTATCTGGAGTATTAATAATATCTTTTGCATTGTCATCATATGTAGCATATGAATCATCTCCGTTTAAAGATAAATTAAGTACCATATCTCGTAAGTCATTATCAGATAATGTAACAACTCTATCTTCAGATCTAATTGTTGTATCTTTACGAGTTGAAGCATCTTCAAAAAACCCATTAAATCCAGTTAATGGTTCATTGATAAGACGAGCGTTTTCAGTAATTAATTCAGGAACCATATCTGCAGGATATACCTGAAATTCAACATAACAATTATCTGTTAATCTCTGAGAATAAAATACACTTTCTTTCATCATTGCATCAATATCATCAATTGGCTCATAGTATTTGTTAGTTAATACTTCTGCAGCCTCTTTG